CAGGTCAGTCAGATTACCTTTGCACAGGCTGACGCATTACAAAAGATGGTACAAACCGCTACAGGAGCCATAGACTCTGCGGGTATTTCAGGGAGTATTAACGGTGAAGCAACGGCTGCTGGTATTAGTATGTCTCTCGGTGCTATTATTAAGCGCCATAAGCGTACACTGATTAACTTCCAAGAGTCCTTCCTAATCCCCTTTGTAACCAAAGCTGCACACCGATACATGCAGTTTGACCCAGAGCACTATCCTGTCTCTGACTATAAGTTTAATGCTACGTCCACTTTGGGCATCATGGCGCGTGAGTACGAAGTAACACAGCTTGTACAGCTCCTACAGACCATGAAGGCAGACTCTCCGTTGTATACGTCTTTGATTAGTGCAATCATTGATAATATGAACCTGTCCAACCGTGAAGAGCTGATGCAACGCCTAGAGCAAGCAGGACAGCCCACTCCAGAGCAGCAGCAGGCCCAACAAGCCACGCAGCAGGCTCAGATGGAGTTCCAGCAGTCTCAGACAGCGGCCCTCTCAGGGCAAGCTCAGGAGTCTCAGGCAAGGGCGCAGAAGATTGCTATGGAAACACAACTTATGCCTCAGGAGCTTGAGATTGATCGCATGAAGGCCGTGACGACTAACTTAAAGTCTGGCACTGAGGACGACAAAGAGTTTGAGCGTAGACTTAAAGTAGCCGATATGCTGTTAAAAGAGAAGTCTATGAAAAAGTCTACACCTAACAACACTATCCCAATGCAACCGAGAGGGCCTAATGGTCAGTAACAGAGAACTAGAAGAAATTGTAGCACAAGTTAATCGTAACTTTGCTTTACTTTTTGAAAGACTGGAGGTTTTAGAAAGTGCCGAAGAAGAAAGACTCAAAGCTGGAAAGGGCGGGAGTAAGCGGTTACAACAAGCCAAAGAGAACGCCTAACCATCCAACTAAGTCCCACGTAGTCGTTGCCAAAGAAGGTGACACAACAAAGACAATTAGGTTTGGACAGCAAGGTGTGAGTGGTGCGGGTAAAGCCCCTACAACTGAGAAAGAGAAAGCCAGACGCAAATCATTTAAAGCTCGTCATGCGGCAAATATTGCAAAAGGTAAAATGTCAGCGGCTTATTGGGCCAACAAGGAGAAATGGTAATGCCAAAAGTAGGTGGAAAAAGCTATAGTTACGACAAAGCTGGTATGGCGGCTGCTAAGAAAGCAGCTAAGAAGACTGGTAAGAAGATGACAATGGCAGGTAAGAAGACTAAAAAATAGCTTGACTTTTTGTCTAAAATATGGTATAATATACCTGTACATTAAGTACACAACTTTAATCTGTCCTTTAAAGGAGAAACAGTGAACGATCAAGAATTTGAAGACTATACCAGAAGTATGCAAGAAATGTTCCGAAGCTCAGGCTGGGAGTATTTCTTAAACGATCTCAGAGGAAGCGTCCCAAACGTCAACTCCGTTGAGGTCACTAAAGACTTAACAGACTTATTCTTTCGTAAAGGTCAGCTTGCAATCATGGCTAATGTTCTTAACCTTGAAGCACAGCTAGAAAGCGTTATTGAAGAACGCAATAACCCACAGGACAACGATCAGGAGGAAGCCGCTTAATGCGTCTTCTTTTTGACTTCAGATGCCCTGACAATCACGTTACGGAGGCCCTAGTAGCCTCCGACGAGACAGAACACACCTGTGGTTTATGTAATAAAATTGCAACTAGAATCATATCTCCCGTTCGTTGCTCACTTGACCCCATTAGTGGGGACTTTGTAGGTGCTACTATGAAGTGGGCTAAACAACGCGAACAGAAGATAAAACTAGAAAGAAAGGCAAACTCGGAGTAGACCTTTCTTATACAAACCATGTCACTCCATAATACGTTAGTACGGAGATTTAATAATGGCTACACTCTTAGATGAGCGTCTTGATGACGAAGAACAACCAGACGAAACTGAACAGGCTGGTGATTTTGAAAATGACCCTGTAGAGCAGGAAACTCAATCAGAAATCCCAGACAAGTACAGAGGTAAATCCGCAGAAGATCTTGTACGGATGCACCAAGAAGCTGAAAAGCTCTTGGGCCGTCAAAGCTCTGAAGTAGGTGAACTAAGACAGGTTGTTGATAGTTATATTCAGACACAACTCTCAAACCAACAAGCACCACAACAACAAGAAACTGTTGATGAGGTGGATTTTTTCTCGGATCCAGAAGAGGCCGTTAAACGGGCCATTGATAACCATCCAAAGATCAGAGAAGCTGAGAACATCAGTAAGCAGTACCAAAAGACCACTGCCCTGTCTCAACTTCAGAAAGATCATCCCGACATGCAAAACATTTTGACGGATGATAAGTTTGCGGAATGGATTAAAGGCTCAAAGATACGGACTCAACTGTACGTACAAGCAGACAAGCAATACGACTATGAAGCTGCACACGAACTGTTTACCCTTTGGAAAGAACGTAAGCAGGTTGTACAACAAACAGCTAATGCTGAAAAGCAAGGTCGTAAGCAAGCTGTAAAGAACGCATCAACTGGCGCAGCCACTGGTAGTTCTGAAACAAAAACGAGAAAGATTTACCGAAGGGCAGACATTATTAAACTTATGCGTACAGACCCTGAACGGTATCAATCATTGTCCGATGAGATTATGAAGGCTTACCAAGAGGGGAGGGTACGAAACTAATCTATTAAGGAAAAAATATTATGGCTACTTCAGTATGGCCCAGCCAAACAGGTGCAGTAGATAATGCTCGCGCCGCAACGTTTATCCCCGAAATTTGGAGTGACGAGATTGTCGCTGCTTATCAAGCTAACTTAGTACTTGCTAATCTCGTTAAGAAAATGGCAATGACTGGTAAGAAAGGGGACACCATCCACATTCCTAAGCCTACCCGTGGCGTTGCTACTGCTAAAGCAGCAAAGACCGCTGTAACGATTCAGGCAGACACTGAGAGTGAAGTACAAGTCGTTATTGACAAGCACTTTGAATACTCTCGTATGATTGAAGACATCACCGAAGCACAAGCTTTGTCTTCACTACGACAGTTTTACACTGGTGACGCAGGGTACGCCCTTGCCAAGCAAGTGGACAACGACCTCTTCACTTTGGGCAAGTCCTTTGGTGACGGTGACGGTTCTGACTGGACTAACAGTGCTACGTTTATTGTTAATTCAGGCGGTACTGCTGTTGAAGCTTATGCAGGCGCAGGTACTGTAAACGCATTTACTGACGCTGGCTTCCGAGCTTTGATTCAGAAGATGGACGATGCAGACGTACCAATGGACAACCGTTCATTTGTTGTACCTCCTTCACTGCGTAATGCAATCATGGGTGTTGAGCGTTATGTGTCTTCTGACTTTGTTGACGGACGCAGCGTACAGAACGGTAAGATTGGTAACTTGTACGGCATTGACGTATTCACCACCAGCAACTGTCCTTTGACGTACACCACGACTGTTAAAGCTGCCTTCCTTGTCCATAAGGACACGATGGTTATGGCTGAACAGCAGGGCATCCGCTCACAGACTCAGTACAAGCAAGAGTTCTTGGGTACGCTTTATACCGCAGACACGCTCTACGGTGTTAAGACGTTACGACCAGAATCAGGTTTTGTATTGGCTGTAGCCGCTTAATCTATAAAAATATGTGTGAGGGAAAGCCTTAGGGCAAGTACCTCACTTTTTATTCATTTATTTTTTTAGTAACAGCGGAGAGCAAGTATGGCGATATTTAGAGGGGACGGAGGATCTGGAGATAGTTCTACGGATGCCTACGCCAGTCAAATAGCAGTCTACGCTCAAACTGCTACTACAAAAGCAAATGAAGCATCAGCTTCTGCAAGCGCAGCGGCCACAAGTGCAACTAACGCTGCTATCAGTGAAACTGCCTCAGATGCAGACGCACTTGTAGCAGCCATCAGCGCCACCGCAGCGGCAACTAGCGCAACCAATGCTGCATCTTCGGAAACTAACGCTGGCAATAGTGCAACCGCCGCCGCAACCAGTGAGACCAACGCAGCCACAAGCGCAACTAATTCAGCAACCTCTGCAACCGCCTCAGGAACGTCAGAGACGAACGCAGCGGCTAGTGCTGCCACAGCTACTACTAAGGCTTCAGAAGCCGCCACAAGCGCCTCAAATGCGTCTGGCAGTGCTACAGCAGCCAGTACTAGCGCAACTAATGCAGCAACCAGCGCCACTAACGCTGGGACAAGTGAAAGTAACGCTTCCACCAGTGCCTCCACAGCGACAACTAAGGCAGGGGAAGCATCCACCAGTGCTACTAACGCAGCAACGAGTGAAAGCAATGCGGCTACCTCAGAAACCAACGCAGCGTCCAGTGCCACCAGTTCAGCGGGTAGCGCCACTACGGCTACTACTAAAGCATCAGAGGCAAGCACAAGTGCAACTAACGCTGCAACATCAGAAACCAATGCAGCGACTTCGGCTACTAATGCTGGCAACTCTGCAACGGCTGCTGCTACGTCTGAAAGCAATGCTTCTACTTCCGAGACCAACGCTGCAACCTCCGCAACCAACGCATCTAACAGTGCATCAGCGGCGGCTACGAGCGAAACTAATGCAGGCACAAGCGCAACAGCAGCAGCAAGCAGCGCAGCATCAGCAGCAGCAGCCCTAGACTCTTTTGACGACAGATACTTAGGTTCTAAAACCTCTGACCCAACTGTGGACAACGACGGTGACGCTTTAGTCACTGGTGCGTTGTACTACAATTCAACCACAGACGTCATGAGGGTTTACGACGGTTCTGCTTGGATTGACGCAGGCTCTGGTCTAACCTTTGCTGAGATTAGCGCCACACCGACCACACTGGCTGGCTACGGTATTACTGATGCAGCTACTTCAGCACAGGGTACTTTAGCTGACTCAGCACTACAATCAAACTCAACTCTAAACGCAGACAACATGACAACTGGTACGCTCTCAGGCGGCACTTACTAACAAGGGAATTAAACAATGGCTACAA